GTACCGTTACCATATTGCGCATCGTAATATTTTGAATCCTTATGTTTGAAAACGTACTGATTATATTCGTTACCACGTTTTTTAGTAATCGTTTTAATATCGGTGTATGGCGTATAATCAACTATCCTTTTGCTATATGGCTTGTTTACTTCATTTATGTTTTCAGGAGTAACCCAATACATCGAACCATCTTGTAAGCCTGTATTAATGACTTGAATATTGAAAGTTTTAAAAAATGATTTTAAAAAATCAATACATTTCATCTTTGGCAAAGTCGTAATAAGGTTTAATTTATTACCTCCTAATAAAGATGAGTTTGTTGTATTTGTTGATATTGAATAAAAGAAAGTTGGAGTTCCACTAAAAATAACCCTTTGTTTTGTTTGAAATTGTATCGAAGTCCAACTACATAAAGTTTCTGGTAAAATTTCAAATTTTATTTGTAATTCTCCAAAAGCATCAAGCATTGACGCACCACTTACGGGGTCAATAATTCTAAACGTATAAACATTATTTGTAATAGTCTGAACATCTAAAGGAACGCCTGTAACTGCATTTATCAAAGAAACTTTAATCGCTGTTGTTGTTCCTTCTAATGGTGTTAATCCATTAAACGTAAGCGTTAAATCAAACCCATTACCCCAGTTATTTGTAAGTGGATTTATTGGATTTCTTTTGATTTTAAATATCTGATTTGAAACACTTGAAATAACCCATTTAGGGTAACCAACATAAGTACCTCCAGCACTTGCGTTAGTAAGCGAACTCCACCCAGTCAACCCATAACCTACATCGGTTTGCGATACTAACTTTTCAGAATTACAACTTACATATAAATCCCTTACCTCAGGCATTTGAAATATCGGACACGTTACGGGAACTCCAATTTTTAAAAGTAGATGTTCCATTATTGTCATGTACGAAACAGCAGGGCGAACCTCATCTAATTGAATAGCATTAACGCTGTTGGTAGGTACACTTAATTTAAAAGCAATATTATCTACAACTGATAAATTATTCGAGTCGTAAGTCCAAACTCTTTTATTTGAAACAAAAGGAACGCCGTACTTTAAAGTAATTCCATTTCCTAAAGTTACATTAGTTACCGAAGCCATATAAGACTGCAAGGCGACCTTATTCCAATTCACACGTACAAGCGGGTCAAAAGCTCTTGTGCTATCTTGGAAAAGCTCCTGTATAGTCATGTCGCCCAATAAGTCTTTTAATCCTGTTAAGTTACTTGCGAAATTAGTTTTAAAACTCTTTTGGTCTTTTCGCTCGTAGTCGGTTTCATCAAACGATAATTTTCCACTTTGATATAAAAAACCACTCACATATAAAAGCGCATCGAATTTACCTTCGTTGTTTATGCGTTGGATTTTTTCATTACCAACAAAACCGCAAAGGATTTTATTTTTATCCGTAGCTTTGATATTAAATGATTGCGTAAATGGTGCAAAGATTTTAGTAATATCGTTCAAATCCTTAGAAGTTATCTTGAAATTAATAACTTCCTTTTCGTCGATGTCTAAAAGATAATAGTTATCGTCTTTGTATTTTATGTAAATCTGTACCATTACAATATATCGTTAATGAAATTATTTGTTTCTTCAAACTCTAATGTGTAAGAAATAGAACTTTTATCGTTTAATTTAGTCTTTTTAACGAAGCTTGAAGTTAGATTTTTAACTGGAATCTGCGTAAAACTGCTGTAATTCCCTAAATCTCCAGCGGTTACTGTTACAGCATCGGCTGTAATTGCAGTGTTATCGGCTGAAACTTGCGTACTATCAACTGTCAGACCTATACTTGTAGCAGTGAATACGTCATTTTCAAAGATTACTAAGTAGATTTTAGAGCTTTGGATAATCTCACGGACCTGATAATTGTTTCTTTCGTCCAATAACCCCGTATTGATTTGGAATTTACGAACCCCTTTTGCTGTTCCCGTCTGTTGTAGGTGCTGGATTTGGCTATTTACAGTCAGTGGACTTCTAAAACTATTTGAAAATTCATCTCTTTTAGTTTCAATTGATTCCACAAACTTACCAAATGGCGTAAACGTATCCCATAAGCCTAAACGATTAACGTAAGCAATCAAACAAGGCACTCCTGTTTGTGTTTCTCTTAACGCTGGAGTTACTTCGATTTGGCTAATCATTCCATTTGCGCCTGTTCCGGATTGCGAAGTCGCTACAACCGTTGTTAAATTGATTGTGCAATTATCATAACGGATATTTTTAGCATATCTTCTGAAAGTTTCAACATCTGTAACCGTTTGATACATTCCGCCTTTTTGCTCAAATGAATAACGATAACCAGTTGTAGCAAAGTAAGTCCCTAATTGCTTAACGCTTTCAGAATCTACTTTGTAAACTATATGAAAGTAAACCCCTTCCCCCGCAGTCGTCGCTTTCTCGGTAGTGTTGTACGCCCATTGGGGGTTATTTTTATTGAGGTTAGAACTTGTTATAAAAGCTTTGATTTCGTTATGTAACTCGATAGCTATATAGTTATCGTTTGGCGAAATCTTATTAATATTATTGAATACAACTGTTGGAGTAGCTGGCAAATCTGCTGTTTGAAAACCTCTCCAAATGTAAACTTCTACTGTTACTTTTTGAATAGATGCGTCGGTTGCGACGTTTTGAAAATTGAAGTGAATAGGCGACTCAGCTAAAAAGATTTTAGCCTTTGAATCGATGTTCGTAAGTGTTGGTGTTGCTAATGGCATTTTTCAAGTGTCGTGCATCTTCACACGATTTAATTCTACTTCTTTTTAATTGGACTTTTTAATAAATCCGCTATGCTTTTAATATAAATCTTTGCTGCCTTCGGTGCGTGTTCGTGAATTGCATTTAATACTGGAGTATCTTTAATATTGCTTCTGTCTTTCGGTGTTGGCTTGCCTTTCGGAGTATTCCATTTTCCATATGAAAACTGCGAAATAGTAAGCGTATCAAAAGGACGTACCCTGTAATTTAACGAATCCCGTAAGTGATTCTTTTGTAACTTACTTACTTTTGAATTACGAGCCGTAACAACCGAAACCAAACGACCTAATTCATTAAGATTATCCTTAGTTATCTTCTCGATTTCCTTCTCCTGTATCGTCTTTCTTTTTGCCACGGATCGATTGAATTAAAGCTTTAATCTTTGGACTGCTTATATTATTTGAACTTATACTACTTCTTCTAATTGTGCGCCCTGTTCTTGTTCTACCTTTGATTGTAGTTTCATCGCCTTCTTCGTTTTCATATACGATTTTCCAATTAATATCATTTGGCATTACTCGTTGTGCGATTTCTAAAAGCTTTGAATTTTCATTATAAGCTCCGTAAAATATTTCCCGAAATTCAACTGAACGATTACGTCCGATTAAATCCCCACGAATGGAACGCTTTAAGAAACCAGTATCTACATTTGCAGTACTCTTAGCCTCTCGAACAACCTCTCGGATATATTGTCTTATTTCTCCGTCGGTGTATTCTCTTGCCATACTACTACTGGTTCAGCAATATTAATTTCTTCTACTGCTTCTACTTTTTTAAAACCGCTAACTTGTCCAGCTTGATGTGGGTTGTGCGCTGCTACGATTTTTTTCTTTTTGCCGTCTGTTACGTTGTATAATCTCATACTAAATATTATTTTGATGTGTGTAAAAAGTTGCTTCAAATTTAATCCCGTCTAAACAATTTCTTTCGTCTTTTCGTACTGGTTCAAATTCCGATACTGAATCGTCAACTATTCCAGCATCGATGTCGTTATGCGTTTTTAGAAACGATAAAACAAAGTTATTAGCTATTGTGTCGCAAATCCCAATATTATCAATGTAGTTAGTGTCTAGCATTAATTTGTTTGGAGTTGGGATTTTTCTATCGTCTCTTTGATTAAATATTTCAAAAGCTAACCTATATTCTTTTTCGTTTAATCCAGGTGGAGGACTTGTAAGTAATTGAATAGAAACCAAAGGATAAACGTTTTCCTTTTCTACATCAACAACGTCGTCGTCTTTAAATACAACAGTATTAACGAGTGGCATTTCGTCGAATGTAGTCCAAACTAATTTCAGTAAGCTACTTAACTGATTTGCCATATTGCTTTAAGATTTGCTCTATTAGTAATTTGTTAAAATAAACCAGTCCCATGAAAAAGAATAGGCATATAAATAAGCTATCACTTTTCGGGTAAACATAAAATATCGTTACTGATAAACTCAGTAAGAAGTTAATTAGGTTTACTAATATCCATGCTTTCATATCCTTTTATTTTACGTTTTCAACTATCTTTTGACCTTTCAAGTAGTTTGCCCAAAAAAAGAAATCTCTTACTTTCCATTGCTCTACTTCTTTATACTTTGTCATGTCGCCTTTGCAAACCACGTCCATTAATACAACATAATTTCCGAACCTTTCTACAAACTCTTGTCTTAATTCAGTACCTATTGTTTGCTTTTGTGGCTCTCCGTAAACTGGCGGGTTAAATATAAAATCATTTTCTTCTATTAACTCGGCTTTTTGCCTTGCATATTCCAATACAATAGCTTCTAACTCATGCAAGTATATCGTTTGCCACCACTTACGCTTTACAAATATAGTACAAAATTCTTTAAATTGTTCGTTTTCAATAAAATTTTCGCAGTCGACAAATTTGTCAAATGTTAATTCTTGAATATCATTTACTTTAAACGTTCTTTTTGAAGTGCGACCGAATTGCCAACGCTCTAAAAAGTTTGGATTAAAAGATTCTTTTCCTTTTATCCTTTCAAATTTACTTAGTGTTATTCCGAAAATCATCCTCTTTGAAATTTTTTATATTTATCTAAAAATAAAGCTGTTATAATATAGCGAAGGCAATCTACGCAATGTCCAAATTCCTGATATGAAGTATTATTTATCTTATCTCGAATTACTTTTTTGTTTACTTTTCCTTCTGCATCCTCAGTACAATATTGATAATCGTTAATCGAATTACGGCACCTGCTATCAACTGCAAAAGTAATGCCTTCAATTTGCCCGGCAAGTAAATCGTTTGTGAAATTCCTTGACATCAATACACTTGGATTCGCTTTTGGAACTCTAAAGATAGGTTTTAATTTAGACAAATATCCTTTGATTAATAAATAAAAGTTTTGACCTTTCTGTAATTTAGTATCTTGCTTTTTTGAAGTACTGTCTCCGTAAATAAATAGTCCATGTGGATTGTTTCCGTATCGTTTCATAAACTCCTCACACGTATCTTTTAAAGTGTTAAGAGGGTCTTTCAACATTATTTCGTCAATCTGTCTTAGATTCCCGTTTTCTACTTGAAACACGTTGCAAGTTAAATAAGGTAGTACGTTTTCGTCAAAAGAAATATGCAAAGGCAGGTTTTGATTGTAAGCAAATTCTCCAACGTGCTTTTCGCTTTTGAATTGTTTTAAGAACTCGCCACCTGTACGAAGTTTTCCCCAATGACCGAGACAGTAAATATTATAATGATTGATATCTGTGAGTCTAAACTTCTCAAACTTCTTTATTGCATGTTTGTCAATGAAGCCGCCTCCTTTACCGTCACCACAAATCCAAATATTATAAAGATAATTTGTGCGCAAAACGACCATATCCCCGTCTTTATTTATTTGTTTCAAATCTACATAATCACACGGCACATCACTAAAGACTTCTTTGTCAAATATTTCAACCTTAACGAATGATAATTCAGATACCGGATTAAATGCGGCTATAATTTGCTGATTCTTTTGACCTCTTAGTCTTGTTTCTAATTGTTGCCAATCATAAAAATCAATCTGATCTAGTTCATCTACAAATATCTTCTTATAACCTTCTAAGCCCTTTACTTTATCTGCATCATCAAGTCCTGAAAATGTTGTAAAGCTTCCTGTAGGCTTATATTCTATGAAATGTTTTTGAATTTTAAAATATTCATTTAATCCCCAATCCGAAATAATAGTTTTAAAAGTTGCAAATATAGTATCATCAATTTTTGCGGAAACTTTTTTAAATACAAAGGAATTGTTTCTTTTCCCTTCCATCATATAAACTACAATTCTCTGAGAAACTGAATAAGTTTTTGAAGACGAAGACCCCCCGTAAGGAAATATATACCTTATGTCAGGATTATTAAAAGCCTCGTCTATTTCGTGGTATATCCCGTTAAATATTCCTTCTTCAAACTCTATTTCTTCAATCATACTAGATTATTTAATGCTTTTTGATAAGCTTCGCTAGCTTCAATTTCATTATTAAAACAACCTAAATGAATTCGCTTACCACTTATTGCTATTTGAGCTCTCCATTTTTTATTTTGCTTATCCCAACAAACGCCTACAAATTCGCTTGTACCACCCTTTTTATCTTTAGAGCTATTCTCTCTTTGAGAAATTAATTGCAGATTTTGCAAACAATTATCTTTTTTATTATTATTTATATGGTCCACTATTAGCTTAGTACCGGATGGGTCGTGATTTAAAAAAACAACTGCAACTAATTGATGAACTTTAAAAGTTTTAATACTCCCCTCCTTTGTAAGACCTACAGCAAGGTATCCGTTTTTTTGAACAAAAGGATTTAATAATTTTTCTTTTTTAATATAAGGGAATTTTCCCTTCATTAAAACCTCTTTCTCTAAAGACTTGACTCTTCCTAAATCGCTAACGGAATATAAACTTTCGTACCCTTTTACTTCTTTCCAATTTTCCATAACACAAATATACAACTATTTTTTCAAATTCTATATTTTTTATTATTCTCTTTTTCTATATCTTCGTAAATTTGAACTATCAATTTAACAGTTAAGTTCTTCAATTCAAATTTATGCTTAGTAAATATCCAATTAACCCAACTGATAGGGTAAAAGTAATAACACTTAACGCTATTTTTATTAATTCTTAATAATAATAAAGAGCCTTTAATATTAACTATCTTCATTAGTAGTCCCCATTTTTAGTGCAAATAATAGTAAAATTTTTAATTTCAAATTCAGATATATTTAAAACCTCGTCTTTTAAACCTGTTTTATCTAAATAACCTCTAATTAGTTCTTTTGCATCTTCTTCTGTTTCACAAACTACAACTACTAAACTTCCAATATAATACCCTGGACCTTCATGTTTAAATATCTTCATCTCGTTTAATTTTAATTACTAACTTCTTAGGTTGTTGAGGTGTTACATCTTCTGTCTTTTCGACTAAGTTGTTAAGACGCGCTGTAAGGTTTTGAGAGTATATCATTGTCATTCCTCCAGTCACTTGATCGTTCTTAATTTCTGATTTGATACGTGATGAGATAGGGATGAAATCACTGTATCTATTGTCTTTATTCTCAAAATAATGCGTTAAATCAGGATAAGTAATTTCGGTGTGGCCTAAAACAAAACATTCAAACCCGACCATTGTTAGAGGTTTCTCCCTTTCCCTGTGAACTTCCTCAGCATCTTTGCCTACCCAATCTTTTACTAAAATAGGATTACTCTTAACTTCTTTTTTGTAAGCCAAAAACAATTCCCACAATCTCTCAGGAGTTTCTATATACTTATGTCTTCCCATTTCTAATAACTATAACGTTCTGTTCTTTTATCTTTTCCGTATCTTGTAGGATATTCAATTATTTTTATTACGTTTCTTGAATATTCAGAAAATTGAAATTGAATTTGTCCAGGTAGCGAGTAGGTGTTATTTGTTTTAAAATATACAACTGGAGCGATGTCGTTTGTTTCAAAAGTAGCCGCTGTAATTGTGATGTGAGTTGTAGGCTCGAATATCGTTACAGGGTCTCCAATTGATATTGGTAGCTCTTCACCATATATATTTAGTTTTTGATACCTAGCGTCTAAGAATGTTAATTCGTAGTTTTGTGTCGGTTCTTGTGTCGGTTCTGTTGTTGATTCATCATTTGAACAACTAATAAATAATAATGCGATTGCTGTGGTAAATAATAATTTTTTCATGTTTAATTTAATTTTAAGTTAATTTCTTTTAATGTTTTTTCGCAAAGTTCTAATTTTAATTCGCCTTCGATTTCTAAGTATGGAAATTGCTCTTTACATATTTGCTCGGCTTCATTC